ATTGTATTACAAGAAATGGAACTACTCAAAGTGATATAAAGTTATATGTAAACTCCTACTTAGTAACAGCATCAAGAGCTGAACATTTTGGAGCTCCAGATTACACCACTAACACGACAATTTTAAATTTAGGAGCTGCTTCTGCTCAAAGTATTTTTTCTGAAGGTGAACTTTCAAATATTTCAACTTTTCCAAGTGCTTTTACACAAGCTCAAGTAAATACTCTTTATAACAATGGTACGCCTTCTGATATATCTTCACTAAACCCTAATAATTGGTGGAAATTAAATGCTTCTGATACTTATGATGGAACTAACTGGACGATTGAAGACCACGCTGGTTCTAACGATGGCACAAGCTCAGGAATGACACAAGCCAGTTTAGTACAAAGTGATTTAAGTTTTACAAGTGGTTACTCTCCTTATGCTTTAGGTTTTGATAGAGCAAGTGTTGGTTCTATTACTACAAATGCAGATTTAAGTTCTTATTCAAGTATTACAGTTAGCACTTGGGCAAGGTTTGTTTCTGCTACTGGTTTTCAATATGTGTTTGATGCTGGAACTTACAATGCTTCAGGACCTGCTGGTATAAAACTTGGCATAAGCAAAACATCAACTAATGAAATTGGAACTTATGACGGGTTAACAAGCCATTTAACAGGTTCATATGTAACTTTAAATACTTGGTATAACATAACAGTAACTCACACGGGAACTACAAGAAAAGTTTATTTAAACGGTAGTTTGATTGGAACATTTACATCTGGAAGTTTAAACTTAAATGCCATTAATTACATTGGTAGATTTAGTTTAAATTCAAATTTTATGGATGGTTCTATTTCAAATGTTTCAATCTGGAACACAGCTTTAACATCTGCACAAGTAACAGAAATTTATAGTGAAGGTATTCCACAAAATCTAAACAACCATAGTGCCTATTCAAACTTAGTAAGATGGTGGCAATTAGGAAGTAATAGTTCTTACACAAATAAATGGATTTGTTTAGATGAAAAGGGAACAAATAATGGAGAGTCGGTCAATATGACTGAGGATGACATTGTAGATGGTGTAGGTAGCTATGCTAATGGTTTAAGTTCTGGAATGGGAGGAGCAGATAATATATTAGGTGAAGCACCTTATAGTAGTAGTAATTCTCTTAGTGTAAATATGGATGTTTTAGACAGAGTAGAAGATACACCAAGTTAAAATTTTAAAATAAATAAAAATGAACAATAAAAGCTATATAGTAATTGATCTAAGTGACACAAACTTAGTTTTATTTTCTCAAGTAGATCAGTCAAGCGCGCAGTCAATGAGAAGAAATTTAGCAAATACTCAAGGGTTATTGAGTTATAGAGTAACTCCAAGTTTTGTTACAAATGGTAGTTTACCTATCGTTGGTGATGTAATGAATCAAGATGAAGCTTTAGCTTTAATGGCAACTGCAGCTTGGTCAACACCAGAGCCAGTATAGTTTATAAATGTAAAAAAAGATTATGAGTGGTAATATTCCTATAGACAATCCTGTAGTTAGAACTTATTGGATAGCATATGATAATTCATTAAAGAAAAATGTTGAAGGTTATGGATTTGTAGATCCTCACCAAAAGCTTTTATCCAAGTGGTTTATCGATGAAACAATAGATGAAGCTGAATGGATAGCAGAACTCGCATCTCATGGCATAACGCCTGAGCCGCCAGAAGAAGAGTAAAACAAATACAATTAAATTAAATCAAATGAAAATTAAAGAAGAAGAATTATTATTAATTCAAGAGCAACAAAAACAATTAAACGAATTAATTAGTAACATCGGATTATTAGAATCTCAAAAGCATGGATTACTTCATGAAATAGCTGGTGTTAATAAAGAAATTGAAGATTATAAAGAGATATTAGAAGCTGAATACGGCGCTATTAATATTAGTCTTGAAGATGGTACTTACACTGAGATAGAAAAAGATGTCGAAGGTAATAAGGAAGATTAGTATAGGTTCTGACTATAAGAATGAGGCAATGCATTATTCTACTGGTCAGGAAGTGTATGGTGGACATACTATTAGCGATATTCTTTTTGAAGATAAAGACCAATCATATAATATTTTTATAACTAAAAATAATGAAGTCTTGCCTTGGAAAAAGTTTAATGCTAATATGTCAATATCTGTAGAGTATGATCTTAAGTATTGATGCAAAGCTTATATTATTTTATTGTCAAACCTTTAAACGATAGGTATGACAATACAAGAAGAGTTGCTGGTACTGATCTTATTATCAATAGTGGTATTGAAGATCACAGATTTATTAGTAAAAAAGCTGTAGTAGTTTCTACCCCTGCAGCTTATACTACTAAAATAAATGTAGGGGATGAATTATATATTCATCATAATATATTTAGAAGGTGGTATGATCAAAAAGGTAAAGAACGAAATAGCTCAACTCATTTCAAAGATGATCTTTATTTTGTTGCACCTGAGCAAATCTATATGTATAATTTAAAACCACATTTAGATTATTGTTTTATAAAACCACTTAAAAACCAAAGTATCTTAGAGAACAGAAAAGAACAACCTAACGTTGGTATAGTAAAATATTCTAATAAGTCCTTAGAAGCTCTAGAAATAACACCTGAAACACTTATTACGTTTACACCTGACTCTGAGTTTGAGTTTATTATAGAAGGTGAACGACTTTATTGTATGAAATCTAATGATATAGCTTTAACTCATGAATACCAAGGAAACGAAGAAGAAAATAATCCAAGCTGGGCAGAAGGCTGTTGAGGAACTTATTAAGGTAGCAAAAGAAAAGATTGTTGACTCAGACGATGATGTAAGCGCTGATAGATTAAAGAATGCTGCCGCAACAAAGAAACTAGCTATATTCGATGCTTTTGAAATACTTAATCGCATACAAATAGAAGAAGATATACTAAATGAAAAACCTAAGGAAGTTAAAGAACAAAAAAACTTTTAAAGGTTTTGCAGAAGGGAGAAGTAAGTGAGTTACGAACAAACTCTTTGGAAAGAAATTAAGGACGTTGTAAATCCTAAGATATTAGCTAAAAACAATAGATTTAAAAAATGGGATTATGGTTATAATTCTGATTATGATTTTATAGTAATAAGTAAAACAGGTAAAATTGGACAAATCATTGAAATACAGAATCTCAGGATTGCTTTACCAGCAACAGATGAACCGTTTAAACGAAGTAAAAACAAAGCGGAACAATATTGGGAAAAGCAAGAGTACCCGAAAGAGCTAAGTAGAATTAAAAGTAGGTTTGACTGGGAAGAATATCCAGCTGAGTTTAAAGAGAAATGGTATGAATATATTGATGAAGAATTTAAGCGTAGAGAAGAAGGTTTTTATTTTTATAATAACGGTATTCCTGTGTACATTACTGGCACTCACTACATGTACTTACAATGGTCAAAAATCGACGTTGGAGCACCGGATTATAGAGAGTCAAACAGACTCTTCTTTATATTTTGGGAAGCATGCAAAGCAGATGCAAGATGTTATGGTATGTGTTACCTCAAAAACAGACGATCTGGATTCTCTTTTATGTCAAGTGCAGAACTTGTCAACCAAGCTACAATATCCTCAGACTCTAGATTTGGAATATTATCCAAGTCTGGTGCAGATGCCAAAAAAATGTTTACGGATAAAGTTGTCCCAATATCCGTTAATTACCCTTTCTTTTTTAAACCGATCCAAGACGGTATGGACAGACCTAAAACTGAGTTGGCTTATAGGGTTCCCGCATCAAAACTAACTAGAAGAAAGCTAGAAACTAACGAACAGCTTAGAGAATTAGATGGGCTTGATACAACTATTGACTGGAAAAATACAGGCGACAACTCTTACGATGGCGAAAAGCTAAAGCTATTAGCTCATGATGAGAGTGGTAAATGGGAAAGACCTGATAATATATTAAATAACTGGAGAGTTACAAAAACTACATTGCGTTTAGGATCAAGAGTAGTAGGAAAATGTATGATGGGCTCAACTTCAAATGCTTTAGATAAAGGTGGAGAAAACTTTAGAAAACTTTATTACAATTCAGACGTTACAAAAAGAAATAGAAACGGACAAACATCTTCTGGGCTCTATAGCCTGTTCATTCCTATGGAATGGAACTATGAAGGATTCATCAATATTTATGGACTACCTGTGTTCGTTAGAGCAGAAGGTAAAGTCAAAGGAGCTGATGGTTATGAAATTACAACAGGAGTTATTGAACATTGGCAAAACGAAGTTGAAGGACTTAAATCAGACAGTGACAGTTTAAATGAATATTATCGCCAGTTTCCAAGAACTGAAGCACATGCTTTTAGAGATGAAACAAAAGATAGTTTATTTAATTTAACTAAAATCTATGAACAAATAGATTATAATGAAGAAATAAATAACATAAATAGTGTTACTAAAGGTAGTTTTCAATGGGTAGATGGTGTTAAAGATACTTCTGTAATATTTGTACCTAATAATAATGGTAGATTTTTAATATCCTGGGTACCACCTAAAAACCTACAAAACCGAGTGATACTAAGTAATGGGGTTAAAAGCCCTGGCAATGAACACATTGGAGCATTTGGTCTTGATAGTTACGATATATCAGGAACTGTTGATGGTAAAGGTTCTAATGGTGCGTTGCATGGTTTAACTAAGTTTTCAATGGAGGATGTACCACCTAGTCATTTCTTTTTAGAATATATATCAAGACCTCAAACAGCTGAGATATTTTTTGAAGATGTATTAATGTCTATGGTGTTTTATGGCATGCCTATACTTGCTGAAAATAATAAGCCTAGGTTCTTATATTACTTAAAAAGAAGAGGTTATAGAGGTTTTTCAATGAATCGACCTGATAAAATTTGGAATAAACTTTCAACAACTGAAAAAGAAATAGGTGGAATACCTAATTCAAGCGAAGATATTAAGCAAGCACATGCTGCTGCAATAGAATCTTATATAGAGACCTATGTAGGATTAAAAGAAAATGAATATGGAGATATGTATTTCCAAAAAACCCTAGAAGACTGGGCTAAGTTCAATATAAACAATAGAACAAAGCATGATGCTTCAATAAGCTCTGGCTTGGCTATAATGGCTTGTAACAAAAATTTATATAAGCCTGTTGCTGATAGAAGCATAAAAAACGTTAATTTAGGTATTAAAAGATATAATAACGAAGGAAGTTTTTCACAAATAATAAAATAAATGGTTGTAACTGATAGTAATAGTATTTTCCCAGATCAAGTTGTTCCTGATGAAGTAAAATCAAGCTATGACTATGGCATGCAAGTTGGCAAAGCTATAGAGGGTGAGTGGTTTAGTGGAACTAGAACTGGTTTAGGCAATAGATACTCTACTAACTTTAATAATTTTAGAAACTTAAGACTTTACGCTAGAGGCGAACAAGCTGTTAAAAAATATAAAGATGAATTAGCTATTAATGGTGATTTATCTTATTTAAACTTAGACTGGAAACCAGTTCCTGTAATTCCTAAGTTTGTAGATATAGTCGTCAACGGCATGTCTGAAAAACTTTATGAAATAAAAGCTTATGCTCAAGATCCTGAGTCACTTAAATCTAGAACAGAATATGCTAATAGAATATTAAGAGATATAGAAACTCAAGAGTATTTAGATAATATACAACAAACATTAGGCTTGAACTTATATTCTACGGAGAATCCTGAAAATCTTCCTCAAAATAAAGAAGAGTTAGAGTTGCATATGCAGTTAGACTATAAGCAGTCTGTTGAAATAGCTGAAGAAGAATTAATAAACAACACTTTAGACAGAAACAGATACGAACTAACTAGAAGAAGAATAAATGAAGATTTAGTTGTTCTAGGTATAGGCTGCACTAAAACAAGTTTTAATAAAGCTGAAGGCATTACTGTTGATTATGTTGATCCAGCTAGATTAGTTTATTCATATACTGAAGATCCTAACTTTGAAGACATATGGTATGTCGGTGAAGTTAAAAGAATTAGTTTATCAGATCTTAAACAAGAGTTTCCTAATTTAACACCAGAAGAATTAGAGAAAATACAAAAGTATCCAGGAAATAGCAATTACATGTTTGACTGGAATGGTAGAGATGATAACAACAGCGTTTATGTTTTATATTTTGAATATAAATCATATAGTGAACAGGTGTTTAAAATAAAAGAAACAGCTACTGGTTTAGAAAAAGCTTTAGAAAAAACAGATGCTTTTAATCCACCAGCTAGTGATAAGTTTGATAGAGTTTCTAGATCAATTGAAGTATTATACTCTGGAGCTAAGATATTAGGACACGAAAACTTATTACAATGGGAGTTAGCTAAGAACATGACTAGACCTGAGTCTAATTTAGTTAAGGTTAATATGAATTACAACATATGTGCTCCTAAAATGTATAAAGGTAGAATTGAATCTTTAGTTAGTAGAATAACAGGTTTTGCTGATATGATACAATTAACACATTTAAAACTGCAGCAGGTAATGTCTAGAATAGTACCTGATGGTGTTTATCTAGACGCTGATGGTTTAGC